CCCAATGTTGCTTCGCGCCTCTCCACATCTCCATGCAACCAAGCCGCTGGCTCCCTTTGCGGCGCCATAGTGGCACCCTTTTTGAACGCCATCAACAGTTAGTCAATCGTGAAACCGTGTTAGGTAGCGCAGCATTTTGGCGGGGCTTGAACCTCATTTCGTCCACGGTAGCACGATTGCCACTAAACCTTTACAAACGCCACAAATCAGGCGGCAGGATGGTGGCGGAGGACCATCCTGCCTTCAAGTTCATTAACTACCCTAATCCGTATGTCCATCGCTTTGACTGGCTGCGCACCACGATTGCCCATGCTCTACAACATGGCAACGGCTACACCTGGATAAAAAGGAATGCAGCATTTGAGCCAGAGACGGCTATCTTGCTTGACCCCGAACAAACGGTAGTAATCAGGACGCAAGGACAACTTTATTATCTCTCCCGTGCTACAAGTTCCGTGATAATGATAGAGCCGCTCATGGAATTGGGCAAGTTGCTCTTATTGCAACCGTGGGAGGTATGTCATATCAGGGGCTTGTCAAATGATGGCATGGTCGGGTGGAGCGTATTAAACGAGTTAAGGGATGCGCTTGGATTAGGTCTTGCCTTACAACAATTCGGCAGCAGGTACTTCAAGAATAATGGGGTGGTGTCCAATGTCATCGAACTACCAGGCTACTTCAAGGACAAAGAGGAATTAGAGCATTTCTTGAAAGGCATTGATGAAAAACACGGCGGCATAGACAACGCTTTCAAGTGGATGGTATTGCAGGGCGGGGCGAAAGCAACCCGTATGCAAATCAGCAACGACGAAGCGCAATTCATACTATCACGGGAGTTTGACCTTACCACCATGGCAAATGTGCTAGGACTTCCCAAGCATAAACTAGGTGCAAGTGGAGCGCAGAGTTACAACAGTTTGGAACAGAGCAATCGGGAGTTCCTTGCCGACATGGAACCCTGGTTAGTGGCGATAGAAGCGGAGTTCAATCTAAAACTGCTGACAGAAGTGCAAAAGAGCCGAGATAGTCATTACTTTGAGTTCAAGAGGGAAGCACTTGAACGGGGCGACATGAAAGCGGAAACGGATGTAATCGTAGCACAAATCACAAACGGCATGCTATCGCTCAATCAAGCACTGGCATTAAAGAACCTTCCTTCGATTGGTGAAGCGGGCGACTTGCACCGCATGCCAACCAATCTGGGATTTGTTGAAACACTGGCAGAAACCGCCTTGAACCCACCAGGCCCAGAACCAGAGGCGATAGAAATAACCGACCAACCCCTGGCACAAGAGGATAGCGACGATAACGAAACCCAAGATGACAGACTGGCAAGGCAGCTGGAAGCGGATACGGCTAGATTGCTTACCCGATTGGACAAGGCATTGACTAGCGCAGCCAAGCAAACCTCATTCAACCCCAGAGACGAATTAGCAAAGCATGAGGCGCTAATCAGGGAAGCACTGCCAGGAGTTGAGCCAAAAACAATAGATACATGGCTGGAAAACATGATACGGGAATTGGAAGCAACCACCAGGGACAAAGTAAGTATCGTAGTGAAAGGACAACGATGGAAGATATAAGGTACTGTGAAGCACACTTGGAAATAAGAGCCGAGAATGGGCAAACCATTTTAGAAGGTCTTGCCAGTCCCGTGTATGATGGCAGCGCCGGAACGCAGTATCAACTTGGCGACCATCAAATCGAGCGTTTTGCCAAAGGTGCATTTGATGAATGGCTTGCCACTAATCCAGAGATTGAAATCAGGTTCAATCACGATGATACGAAGGTGATAGCGGTTACGCCCACTTCCGCCAAAGTGTGGAGCGACGAAAAAGGATTGCATTACAAAGCAGAGGTTGATACGGACATTTCTTACAACAAAGACCTAGTGAAACAAGTCGGCAAGAAAATCATAAGAGGGAGTAGCATTAGGTTCGCCCCGCAAGAAAGCATTTGGAGCAAAGAGGGCAAAATGGAAGTGCGCACCGTAACCAAAGCGATGGTGGTGGAATGCAGCCCAGTCTTTCGCCCCGCCTACAAATCCACGGCTTGCTTTATGCGTGATAGAGATAACTGGATTGCCCAAGAAAAAATGATAGAGAACAGAAAAAAAGTGCAAGCAATCATAGATAGTATTAGCGCCCCAAGTGGCACAAAGGAAACATTGACAGATTAAAAGAACATGAGGAAAAGTGAAGAGTAAAGAACTACGGGAGAAACGAGCGGAGATAGCAAAGCAAATGCACGACCTCTGCCGTAAAGCAGACAGCGAAAACAGGGCGCTCAATCCAGAGGAACAGCAAATCTTTGACCGCATGGATAGTGAGCAACAGGAACATTTGACGAATGCCGAAGGGTATGAACGCCAGGAGAAGTTCCAGCAGACCATCCTGGATGCAACCAAAAGCAGCAACCCAGACTTCAAGAGGGCGGCAGAGACATTCGCAAGATATGATGACGGCGATAAAGCCATTCAGGGTTGGCTTGCTCACAAGTTTTTGACCAATCGCAATGGAGCAGACCCACAGCACAAGGAAGGGGTCCAAAAGGTTGCCAGTCAATTCCGTGGCCATGCTGAACGCTGGGGACTTGATTACGCTTCGGACAAGGTAACTATCCCGCTTTATGAACGGGCACCAAAAAGTTTAGGCGACATACGAAGTAGTTCCGGGCAATCCAGCGTGGTAAGCAACTTGGGTGCCGAGTTTGTGCCGAAACTTCTCGCCAATCAAATTGAAATTTATTTGCTGGCCTATTCAGAAGTGCGCAAGTATGCAATGGTCTTACGAACACCAGAAGGCGGCCCGTTCACAATCCCGTATAGCGATGATACAAGCAATGCGAGTGTTATCATCGGGCAAGGTTCCAACGACAGCGTATTGGACATTCCCACCAACAAGTTGAGCATTTCCAGTTACATGTTCACCACCAGGGAAATCTATGTCCCTATCGAATGGGCTAGAGACTCAAAGTTTCCCGTCATGCAATTCGTATCCGACCAGTTAGGAACTCGGCATGCCCGTGGCCAAGCGCAGTATTTAACAACAGGGGCAGGCTCAACCCAACCCCAGGGCTTCGTTACTGGTGCTACCAGCAACGGCAACCTAACGAGTACAACCAATGCCATCACTTATACGGACATGCTTAATCTTCATTACAGCGTGCCGGGTGCATATCGTCGAAGTCCCAATTATGCGATTGTCGGCAGTGATAGCGCCGTGAAAGCAGTGAGGGCAATCGTGTCTACAACTGGTTTCCCCTTGTGGCAACCAAGTTTGCAAGCGAACACCCCTGACACTTTCTTTGGCGCTCCCCTTCTGACCAATTGGAACATGGCGGCAATGGGAACCACCAATGCTACTGTCATGGTAGCGGGCGATTTCCATGAGTTCTTTATCCGTGATGTAGGCGAATTTGAACTTGTGATTGACCCTTACTCACGCATGGCCACCAACCGTCAGATTATCGTAGCCGGTCATGGCGCTCTTGACAGCATCGTGCTAAATCCCAACGCATTCGCTTATCTGGAAACGCCAAGCGCATCAAGTATCGTCGGGCCATAAAACCATTCTTCATAAGCCGAAGAACATGCAAGCCAGTGTGAAAAACGCTGGCTTGTTTGCTACATACATCATGCTCACGCTTATTACCCCCGCCACCTTGACAACCCCTAGTTTAGCCGATGTTAAACTCCACCTTCGAGTAAACATCAGCGATGACGACACCTTGATACAGGACTTGATAAGCGCAGCCCAAGCAACGGTGGAGCATGATTGCAATTTATCTCTCGGCACCACAACTTGGAAAGAGACATTCCCAGAGTTCCCCGTGTTTAGAAGTTTGCATCCCTGGTGGAGTGAGTTACGCCACGAAAAGATATACCCGCTTAAACGACCATTGCAATCCGTTACTAGCGTTCAATACTACGATATAAACACCAATGTTTTGACCACGCTTGACCCATCCCTCTACATTGTCGAAACTCCCTTTAAGTTGCCTGGCGTCATCGCTCCCTTGACTTTCTGTTTCCCCCTGACCTGGACAAGAGACGATGCCGTAACGGTAACTTATGTTGCGGGCTTTGCCACCATGCCGTCCGTGGCAATCCAGGTTATCAAATTGTTGGTGGAAGGTTGGTATTACGCCAGGGAAAATCAGGTTGCCAGTCAATTAGAGGCAGCAACACAAAGACTGTTATCTCAACTCAATACGAGCGGGTATCCAGGATGAAACGCTATGTGATTGTGCAACCTGAGTTCGCCTACTTTCGGGATGGCAATGACTTGATTCCCTTGACCCCTCCCAATGACGGTTTTCTATTCCTCTCGTGCGTAGTGGAAATCCCAATGAACGCCAAATTGACCGAAGAAATAATGTGCAGGTTTTTGAGACTACGGCAAATACCTGTTTACGATGACATGGACGGGGAGGAATGGAAACTATGTTAGCAGGAAACTACTCTCGTCTATTCTATTGGCTGCAATGCACTACCAGCCTGGAAAGCACTGTCAATGCACCCCAGACTGATTTTGTCGCCTCAAGCACAAATTTATGGGGCAGTATTCAAGGCATTGGCGCTACGGAATTACTGGCTTATGCCGTCAAACAAAGTCAAGCCAGCGTCAAAATCAAGATACACAATCGGCCAGCATTGCAACCCACGGACAGATTGCAGGACAAGGAAACGAGCGTCATTTATTTCATCGACGGGATTATTGACGACAAGGTAAACAACATGCTGATTGTATTAGCGCACAGCAGAGGCATCACGGGAGATGTATGATACGCATTGGAATGAAGATTGAGATCGACCCATTGCCAAAAATCGCAGGACTTAAACAAGCAATGCAAAATCGTATCGTGCGCAAGGCAATTACTACTGCGGGCAAGCCAATCGTGCAAACAGCCAAGAGCCAAGTTGTCCAGCGTATCGGCGCATTGAAGTTCGCCCTAGCATTAAAGGTGAAGACAAAGAACAATGTTTCATTCGGTCTTATTGGTGCCAAGAGCAAATACCAAAAAGCCAAGAAAGGTGTATTTGCGTGGCCGGTCAAGTATGCGCACATTGTCGAGAAGGGCAGCAAGTTTAATCGTGCTAGACCATTCTTGCACCCTGCGTTCAACCCTTCGCAAGTTAAAGCCCAAATAGCCGAGTTGATAGCGCAAGGAATAAGAGAGCAACTGGCTAGATAATAGCATGTCCCAATCAGCCGAAAGCATAGTCGTCAATCTTCTGAAAAACTCCACCGCTATAACAACCATCGTCGGCACTAGCATTTTCGGCGGCATTCCCCAAGACCCTGCTTACCCGCTTATCTTTCTCATGCGCACGGATACGGAAACCTATCCTACCCTCCAAGCGGTTTCACCTTTTGAAAGAGCCGAGTTGAGCATCTATTGTGAAGTGAAGGAAATGAACGATTGCATTGCCCTTGCCCAACAGGTCAAACTTTTGCTGAATGGTTATCGGGATGCAAATACGCAAGGCATATTCTTGAAGCGGCAAGTAACCAATCCAGCAGGCAACCTGGAACCCCTCATGAGTTCCATCGAATTGATTTTTTGGGTATGGGCAAACGGCTATCCAAGTTAGCGCATAAATTCTTGCTCTCCTGTCTAAATACCTTTGTCTTTAACAGGAGAAAAAAACAATATGAGCGACACAGTAGCACCAGTAATCGGCTATGGTGCATCCCTTTCCTACAACGGAACAAACCTTGCGACCGTGCTAGATATTAAACTGCCGGAAACCGAAGTAGCAAAGGTCAAAACCACTTCTCTCAATTCCACGCCAGCATATCACGAAACCTGGATGCCCGGTCTAGTGGACGATAGCACTTGTGATGTAATTTTCCAGTACAACGAAATTGACTTTGCAGCGCTGTTGGGTTTCGCATCAAGCCGCACGGTCGTCAGCTGGGTTATCACGGCGCATGCTAGTTTGGAAACATGGTCTTTCTCTGGCTTTATCAATAAAGGCCCCAGCGCCGATTTCAAACCAGGCGACCTCGTGGAAAGCAAGTTTTCCATTCAATGCACTTCTGGTTTCGAGTACAACCCCGTAGGTTCAGGAAGCGTTCTGGGCATGGCGGACGGCGTGCTAAACATGGGCTATGTCCACGACGGCGGGGGTTGGACGAAATGAATAAAGCCGAGTTCCTTGCCCTGTCCTGTAAGCCCTGTCCCGTTAGCATTCCCGAACTAGGCGACATTTACTTTCGAGTTTGGAGCGTTCAGGAGAGGGAAGATTTTAGCAGGTGGTTTGACAGCAACAAAATGAAACTTGCGGAAACCAATGCCAGAGTATGCCTATTGTCCGTATGCGATGAAACAGGGGTGCCATTATTCGCAAAAGAGGACTTGCCAGCAATCACCAGACTGCCAGGCAAAGTCATTGACCTGGTAGTCAAAGAGGCGTTAGCGTGCAACAAGTTGAACCCTGAAAGCATGGCAGAGGCAGAAAAAAACTAACGGACGGCGGGTTAAGGTTTTACTTTGACCTCGCCGGACACTTAAAAAAAACAGTAGCAGAGATACTTGCGATGGGTAGTGCCGAGATGACCTACTGGATTGCTTATCGAAAGAAATTTGGCGCATTCGACAAGAGCGTTGATATAGGGGCGCTGATAGCATGGGTGACGGCGCAAACGCATAGCACAAAGACACTCAAAATGGACGATTTCAAGTTGAACTATGAGGCGGAAGTAAGGAAACCAGCGTCATTCCTGTTCGCCCAATTAAGGGGGTTAAGTGGCGGATACCATCGGCAAACTGGCAATCCAGATAGGCGCTAATTCCCAAGAACTAAATCAGGTCTTGACACAATCCCAAGCACGCATTCAAGGTTTCATTACTTCCATTGGTTCGGGGACTGGCGTAATCATGGGGGGTGCATTTGGCGCAATCGTGGGAGTAGGCAAGGCATTACTCGGCACCGTGGACAACATGATTGAAAAGAACTTGGAAATCAAAAGGACAGCAGAAGCATTAGGACTTTCAAGCCAAACTTTTGCAGGTATGGATAGAGCAGCACACAGGGCCGGTCTTTCAACGGAAGAGTTCACCAGAGCATTGCAGCATGGGGCGAAAACCATGTCCGATGCTAATGCAGCTGCGGGAAGTGCAAGAGACGGGATAGCCAATCTAGGATTTGATTTCAGGGAACTACGCAACCAGGGGATTGACCAGCAGTTTGTTGCCATTGGTGGAGCAATATCAAGACTACAGAACCCAGCAGATAGAGTAGCGGCATCCATGCAAATATTTGGAAGGAATGGCGCTCAACTCTTGCCGCTACTTTCTTCTGGGGCGGAAGGAATAGCAAAAGCAACGGAAGAAGCCAAGAAACTCGGCTTAACACTTTCCGATATTGACTTGCAGCAATTAAAAGATTTGCGCAGAGAAATCAATCAGGTTGGTAATCGGCGCGCAAAAGGGACCCACCCCCCCTGCAAAAATCGGCGCGCAAAATGGACCCACCGTAGCGGGCTCCCCAAGCTGAACTCCAGACCT